TGACGTATCTTTAGTTGATTTTGAAGCCTTGAAATAAAGCTTTTAAAAACCCCTTTTGGTTTGCCCACCATACGGGCAGTTTTCAGACCGCAGTGTCTTGTCAGGGAGGTCCAGCCTTGACTTTACTTCTCCGTGAGGAATCTACTCAGAAAAACTGCTTGCGTACTAGTAGTTACAAGGGTTATCACCTAGTACTTACAAGCGGGTCAAACCGCCCTCCGGAACGGTCATAACCCCCTCCCGAACGTGCGCTTGACGTGACTGGTCTTTCAGTCTAGCTTTCTGAGAAATACTCCGGGGTTGTAACCCACCATTTTGACCTTTGGTCAGTTTGGTAACACTCCAACCAAACAGCATCTGACCCACCTCCAGCTTGCTGCAGGCCATTTGGACTAAACGGGTTCAGATATCTTGTGGCTAAACCTCTGACCCACCTCCAGTTTACTGCAGGCCTTTTGGACTAAACGGGTTCAGACTCTTTGTGGTTAGTTTTTAACTACCCACTGTTTAGCCGCCAACCTGATTTTTATTGTTACAAAATTTTGTGTTTACACATTATTTTCTTACGGTTGGCAGTTTGTTTGGTTGTTTGCACAGTTTTTGCTGATACCAATTTTTACTGTGCTTTTGGTGTTTTCGGCTAAGGCTGTTTTTCACATACTTAGTTTGCTTGAAGTAACCTTCACAACATCTGTTTTGTTTTTGGTTTCTAAGGTAAAGAGTTTCAGGAAAAAACATAGGCGCCCATCTTGTGGTGTCTAGTTTTAATTAATCTGGCAAACAAGTATCAAGTCATCGACTCCCTTTGGAGTGAGACTTACGAGTACCAATTCGCCTATTTTGGCCATCCATATAAAAATGTCCAAGACCTCAAGAGAGCTCACCAACGAAACCGAGCTGCATTTGTGCTCAAGTACCTTGGACCTAATTTCCAAGTCCCAGCTTTTGGCCCAGTGTTTAGGTACACCACAAAATCTGGTATCTCTTTCAAAGATGGTTCCATCTATCTTGGAGTCACCGACTTTGGAACCCAGATACACATCAACCCACTCCAGCTCTTTACAAAGTTTGCAATTACTTGCCCTGAACACCTCATCCACCCTGTACAAATGGACTACAGGGTCTATCTCGAAACTGAGGGGTCATTTGGAGAGAGAATTGTGCAGGGGGTTAGTTCCTTTGAACGATTTTATCCCAAAAGGCAACTATGTGGAGTTATCATTGATGATCCCTTCAGTTTTGACTGGGCAGGGAACATCCACAACTACTACTTTACAAGAAATGTGCTCAGATATGGTACAAAGTTGTATCAAGTCAATGGAAACAGACTTATTGAAAGGAGTTCTGGCATTGAAAGATCAGACGTCTTGCCAAGAATACTTTCTGAGTGCCAACTACCAATCCTTGATACCACCCCAACCCCTAGTGAATGCGATGAGGATGTCATCTGTTGTGGATTTGAGTCCCTTGATATTAGAGAATACCCGGCTCTTGCTGAAACTCAGCCCTTTCCATGGCGGCACTTCAGTCAGTTACACCTCAATGATTAGGGAGTTTGTGGATTGTTCTAGACGGGATGAAAAATGTCTTAAGCGCCGTCTAACAAAGAAGCAAAAGAGGCAGGAAGAAGGTAGTTTTGATGCTAACAAGGTTATAACACTTGGTGGTAAAATGTATCGTTACCGGGTGGTTATATTGAAATGTAGTGATGAGGTTGATGATTTAATTGGCTTTGATGGTAAAGTTGGAGAATTTGATTATAATTTTGAGAATGTACCACATTGTTGGAGGGACCTTGTTAAAAGAAGGTGTCTTATTCGGGCAAAGGCCACTTGGAATCTTGCTGGGGGTGTTGATGAGAATTTGGACCATGTCTACATAGATGAAAGCCAGCRGGATTTTCGGTGTGCTGATGGAAGCTCGGATTCACCTAGTGCATGTGTTGAGGACCCTCATTTGGAAGAAAGAATTTTTTCTCGTGTGTGGTTAAAACAGACATCTAGGTTTTTTGGTACAAAGATACAACAGGTGTCCGAGTTGTTCAAGAGCATTGGGTTGCCTGAACTTGAAACTACATATTGTGGTGTTAATCCAGTAAAAGTAGGTAATAAGTGGCTTAGTTTTAGAGATCAAGGTAGATCAAGAGTATTTTTTGTTTATACTGATAGTAATGTATATTTAGCCACAACACGTCAAAAAGTTTGTTGTGACTACATTTTAACTAAATTTAAGAGTGTTAAATGGATTGGCAATAAGCCTGATCAGTGTAGAGTTGTAAAAGTGTTAGCATGGTTGATTTCTGTAAATAAGGTTAAAAATTGTACAAGAGTTATTACACCAATGTTGACTGTTCAGGGTAAGATTAGTCATAGAAGAGTTGATTATTTGGATATAAGTGTTTTAGATAGTTATGTAAGTGATACCGCTGGTTTAAATTGTGTACAGAAGGTTAAAAAGTTTTTATCAATGTATTATAATTGTGGTGCTGATTTGGGTTTGCTAGATAAYTTTTTAACACCTATAGAGTGTGGCACTAAGCAGCTGGTTTTTGAAAGATGTAATTGTCCAAACCATCAGTTCTATGTAGCTCAATTTGACAATCATGTGGTTTTAGGTTTGGGTAGGCCTACAGGAGTTGTATATCCGGAAGAAATACCAAGTTGTGCAAACATTTATGCTGTGGGTTTTGCAACTCAGAAAAGGGTTGTTGAAGTTCATTATTATTCTGAAATGGATCGTCATCAGCTGCCTCAGGACTACTACTATTTTGCTTATGATCAAGAATTTCAGCATGTTGGTGGTGATGATTATGTTAATCACCACCTAGATGATGTTGAAGATCAACCATTCCCACCTGTATTGTTTGATGATGTCTATGATAGTGGTGACTCTTTAGATGATGGTGGAAGTGATTTAGATTGTTTTGATGTTGGTTATGATTTTTTYTGGCCTGAGGCACCCATACCTGTACCATCACCTTATGGTTATTATCAGGGTCAACGATTGAGGGATTTGTGTGTTGCAGGAGGTGATTTTGGCTGTGATTGCCCTCGTTGTGATGGCACATTTATTTATCATCCATTCAGACCACGACACTACCATTCCTTTGATGAGGTTGGTCCATTTATTCAGATGTGTGAATTTACACTAACATATTCAGGACAAAATTACAACTTATTTTATGGTTTAGAACCCAAAGTTTGTCTTCAAGATTTGGTGGAAGCAAGTGATAAACTCTTACAGTTATTGGTGAGGGGACAGTTGGAAAATATATCACTGCCAAATGATATTTTAGCATGTTTATCAAGTTTGAAGTTGGGGGCTAATATCCACCCCTTCTTGTGGCCAGCACCGTTTTTTAATGCTAATGGTGAGTGGGTTGACATTTTTGGTGGTGGTGACTTTACAGTGTTTGGTGAGGATTTCTGCTTAAAGGCCAAGTCTATGGTTGAAAGTGTGTATTTTTTAGTTGAAAATTTCTTTTCTGTGGATTGTCCTATTGGGAATTTATATTGTAATTTGCATCTTGATGGTGATGTTAAGAAGATGCTTTGGTCAACAATTCATATGAAGTATATTTATTTAGCTTTAATACATAGTGAAAAAGTTTTTAATATTATCTTAAATAGTAGACAATTAAGCCATCAAGAGTTAGTTAAGCTGGTTATAATAGGTACCTTTGATGTTTCTATAGTTGCACCCTGTGCTTGTAGTGGTGATTGTAATCATGGTAAGGTATATAATTGGACAAATCTTCTTAGTAGTGTTTATAGATTTGTAACATTAGACCAGTTGGTGGGGCTGTCATATTGTGAGAAAAGGTCACTAGTCCTTAGAAAGGTTCAGCAGTACCTTGAGGTTGAAGAGGGGTACCAACGGCCAGTACAGCTGTTGATGGCACCATTTTATGGTTTTAATGATAATGCCGAACCTGATGAACAGCCCTTGACTGGTGTTTTTCACCAACAGGTAATGCAAATGTTTGATACATGTGTGATGTTAGATGTTATTTGTGGCCTAAAGCGGCCAAGAGCATCAGTGTATAACCTCTTTGGTGTGTTGGCAGATTATTTTAGGAGACCATTTACCTTCCGGTATTATCAAGTGGCTGAGTTTTCGGGCTCAGAATCCACTCAGGTTTTTACAGATGTAACTTCTGCATTGACATCTAAAGACCCCTGCTCTAATCGCCCCTACATTTATCACGATTACGCAGTTTGTAGGGTTGTGGAGCCTAGGACAGCCGCTGTAACAACTAGGGGGGCCATATACCCACCAGAGGTCATAGAGATGATCCGTAGTTATTTACCAATTGAGTTTGATGTAGGTGTTATGAATTATGTTGATGGTAATTGTGATTTTAAATATTGCAATTTAGAGTTTTGCCTTAGTGGTAGAGGTTTGGTTAAGTTGGATACTGGTGAGTTGTTAGATTATAAGACTAATTTGTTTGTTGTTAGGTACAAAACATTACCCTTGCTATATGTTACTAGTAATCCTATTTATTTGAGTGATTTTAGTTTAGATAATGCTGTTTGTCTTACAGGTGATTTTAAGTTAAGTTTTGATGTTGAGCCTGGTAGTACACTCTTTGGCCTCTATTTTACTAATGGTAGGTGTTATAGAGATGTTTGGGAAACTTTACCACGCTTTGGACTTGGTACCCTATCCCCTCCTAAGTGTCATTCTAAGTGTGAACCTTTTGAGAATTTGGCAGAGGTGTTTTTTTTCAAGCGTAGGGTCCAGCTTGTTCCATTGGTAAATAATTATACTCCAGTTTTTAGGCATAGGCCAGACATCCCTAAAGTTTTGACAGTTGAATTGATGCCCTACTACTCATCTATAGGGTACCAAGGCTTTGTAGCCCCCAAATGTGTTTTGCCTGGATGTGTGGCCACTCAGTATTGTAAGTTGAGACATCAATTGGATAGATGTGTTCAGGTTACCAAGTTAGCAGTTGCATATGCATTTTATTTTAAACCACTTAACATAGGCTCACTTTACCATTTAGATCCTATGAGAGGTACTAGTTATGGTAAGCCAGCTGTGGTACAGTTTGAACCCGTTGGGTTGATAAAGGAAGTTAATATACTTGTCTATCAGTTTGGTAAACATGTTGCCATACATTATTTCCCAGAATGTCCCACATATGTAGCCTATGGACACTACCCAAGTCATTCTGTGGGTGTGTGGTTGGGTTACCTACCCTCGGTTGAAGAGTGTGTTATTGCACAACGCAATTATAGGGTATATGTTCCCACATGCTTTAGGCTCTCACGTACTGGTTGCTATCATATTCAACAGGATGAAGATTTTGAAAGAACACATATTACAGTGAGTTACCATTATGCTAGAGATTTTGACACAAAGTCTTTAACACCTATGTTTCAGATGTTTAGTAAAATTTTTGGTAAGTCAAAACAAGATCTTATTTGTGCATTAAATTCTTTAAGTGAAGAGTCACAGAGTGTTTTAACATTATTTTGTGAGGAGTTTGATTCAGCCTACACCTTGCAAACAATATCTGATGAGGTTTCATTTGAAACATCCACTAGTCCAGAATTGGTAGCGTGTGTGTTGGCTTATGCAATTGGTTATGAGCTTTGCTTAACTGTTAAGACTGATGGTGAGTGTGAAAGTTTAGATGTTGGTTCAAGTTTGGAACAGGTTTATGTTGATTATGATGTAAGCAAAAATGTTTGGGACCTGTCAACTCACCTGCAAGATGATAGTTCTGATGATTTGGAGTTACCATTTAATCAATATTATGAGTTTAAGGTAGGTAGGGCTTCAGTTGTTTTAGTTCAAGATGATTTTAAGAGTGTTTATGATTTTTTGAAGAGTGAGCAAGGTGTTGATTATGTTGTTAACCCTGCCAATAATCAATTAAAGCATGGTGGAGGTATTGCTAAGGTTATCTCATGTATGTGTGGCCCGAAGTTGACAAGTTGGTCAAATAATTATATAAAACAATATAAAAAGTTGGGTGTAACTTGTGCTATTAGGTCTCCAGGTTTTCAGTTGGGGAAGGGTGTCCAAATTATACATGTTGTAGGTCCCAAGAGTGCAGATTCTGATGTTGTAAATAAACTTGAAGCATCTTGGCGTAGTGTTTTTCAAAATGTTAAGCCTGACACCACTGTCCTTACTTCAATGTTGTCTACTGGTATATTTGGTTGTTCTGTTACAGACTCAGCTACTACATTGCTTAGTAATTTGGTAGATTTAGATAAAGATGTTGTAGTTTTTGTGGTTACTAATGTTTCTGATCAGTACATTGAGGCTTTGGGTGTTGTGGAGAGTTTTCAAAGTGCACATGGTTTACCAAACTTTGGTAATACTTGTTGGTTTAATGCCTTGTATCAGCTTTTAAAGAGTTTTGCTGTAAAAGAGCAGATTGTACAGGATTTGGTTAATTGTTTTGATGATTTTTATGAGTGTCCAACTAGGCAATGTGTTGAGTGGGTGTGTGATCAATTGGGTGTAGTGTTTGGTGAACAGTATGATGCAGTTGAGATGTTAGTTAAAATTTTTGATGTTTTTAAGTGTAATGTTAGAGTGGGCTATGATTGCTTAGCACGTCTACAACAGGTTGCTTTGGGGTCTTGTAGGGAGGTTCCAGCTGATGCTGTTCTTATGTTTTTTGGTCAGGATAAGAGTGGACACTGGGTGGCAGCGCGTAAGGTATGTGGTGTTTGGTACACTTTTGATGATAAAGTGGTTGTTAAGAAGGATCCTGACTGGTCTAAGGTTGTTTTGGTTTTGAGAGAGCGTGGTCTTTTCAAAGCAACTGATTTTGAAACACCCAGACCAAGGCGCCGTCGTGTTGCATATAGGGTGCCGCGGGATACTATTTCACAGGATGCAATCATGTTTCTTGAGGAGAGGCAATTTTCGTCTGGTACGATGCTTGCCCATAGTTGTGTTGAGAGTGTTGAAAGTTTTCATGTTGAGGGTGTTCAGCCCAGCCCACTTCAGAGTGTTGATGGTTTAGATGATGTTGCTGACCTGAGTTGTGATAATCATGTTTGTGACAATAGTGATTTGCAAGAACCTCAGGTTGTAGTTAGCCAGCCCAGTGAGGTGTTGACCACGAGCATGTCTATAGAGTGTCCAGTTTTAGAAAATTCTGAGTGTAGTGTAGAGACTGATTTAAATCCTGTGTGTGAGGAGAATGAACAGGTTGGTGAGAGTGGCATTAAGGAACAAGATGGTGTAACCACATCTGACTCTCAACAGGTTTTTTCAAAAAGTTTAGACCCAATTATTAAACAACATGAGGTAGAGAGTGTGGAGCCTCAGGATTTGCCAGTGTTTAGTCAACAGCCACAAGTTATGTTGTCTATGACATGGAGAGATGTACTCTTCCAACAGTATTTGGGTTTTAAATCTGATTTATTGAGTTTAACTCATGTAAATAAATTTAAGATTGTAGTTTACCTTATGGTATTATGGTTTGTTTTGTTATATTGTTTTTCAGATTTTTCATTGTTGAGTAGGTTTTGCTTATATGTCTTTTTGTTATGGTTAAGTCATGTTGTTTTAGTGGTCAAAAAGTTAGATTTAGGTTTAGTTAATTCAGGTGGTGAGAGTTATGTACTTAGGATTTTAAGTAGTGTTAAGGTGCCCAATTGTATTGCTTTTAATTGTGATGGTGTTCATTGGTTAATTTTGAAGTTGTTATTTTATAGTTTTCATTTCTATGACTTTTTTGTTAAGACTCTGGTTGTTGTTTTTCAAATGCCACAGTTAAGGTGCTTTACGTGGCCTCTACTTAAGCTTGGCTTTGCCGATACATTTTTGAGTCACCATATCCTTGCATTTCCAACAAAGCAAGTTAGTCAATCCTGTTTGCCTGTTTTTGGTGATGAGCGTAAGTACATTTACGTTCCATACTGGTGTAAGGAGTCATTTAGAACACTTGTTGCGCGGGCAAAACAGTTGACAGCAACAGGACGCACCAAAACTCTTGATAACTGGCATTATCAGTGTTGCTCTAAAACTGTTAAACCAAGTTCATGCTTTAATGTTCGAGATTTTGTTTTTGATGATGCTTGTAATAACCATAAACATTATGGTTTCTTTTCTGCCCTTTGGTTTTATGTTGTTTTTTATAGTGGTTTTGTTAGTTTTTGGTTACCTTTAATGTTTTGTTATTGTGCTTTGTTTATGTGTACTTTTAAAAATTTGCCTGTAAATATCACAAGACCAATAAGGTGGACTGTGTTACAACAAGTTGTAGATGATTTATTGTCTATAATTACTAAACCACTTTTTGGGCGTCCTGCATGTCCCCCTCTTAGTGCCTATCTGACAGCAACGACAGCTGATGAGGCTGTGCGTGCATCAAGGTCCTTGCTAGGACGGTTTTGTACACCTGTGGGTTTTCAACAACCAATTATGAATGTTGAGAATGGTGTAGCTGTCTCAAGTTTAGGGTTTATTAACCCTCTTATGTGGCCCCTGTTTATTGTTGTTTTGCTTGATAATAGGTTTGTTTGGTTTTTTAATGTGTTAAGTTATATCATGTTACCAGTTTTTGTGATTATACTTTTTTATTTTTATTTGAGGAAGATATGTGGTTGTGTTAATGTAAAGGGTGTTGTTAAGAATTGTACAAGACATTTCCAGAATTTTTCTAAACCATTAGTCGCAGCGGGTGTGCATGGTAATAGGACAAACTTTACCTACCAGCCTATGCAGGAGAATTGGTGTGACCGTCACTCTTGGTATTGCCCTAAAGAGGAGCATTACATGACACCAGAGATGGCAATGTTTATTAAGAACTATTACAATTTGGCAACTTCACCAATGGCTGACACAATTTGGTGTGATTATGTTAAATCTGTACCCAACATGACGTGGGCTAATTTTAAATTCTCATTGTTTAAATCTAATGAGACAGTTATGTGTGGTCCGTCATCACATGCAGATTCAATGTTGTTGTCATGGTATGCTTTCTTACATGGTATACGGTTTGCTGTGAATCCATCTGTTATAGATATACCATCCCAAACACAGCCTATATATGTGTCATCGGATAGTGATGATTCATTGGATAAAGGTTGTGATGTTAGTTTGAGGCCAACAAAGAACAAGGGTAAGTTTAAGAAGCAGTCTGTTGCATACTTTTCAGCTGGACCTGTGGACTTGTGGTACTATGTTATGCTCATTATAGCGTTGGGAGCAATTTTTGTGTTTATGTATAGTTGTTTTATGGTAGGACAGTATGTTGTTATGCCAAGAGATAAGTTTTTTGGTGTTAATCCTACTGGATACTCATATGTTAATGCACAGCCATATTTACATGCTAGTCCACCTGTTTTGAGAAATAGTGATGGAATGGTTTTGGCAACACCATTGAAAGTTCCATCTATTTCTTATTCTGTTTATCGTCTACTGAGTGGTCACCTTTATTTTACTAAACTTATCGTAGCTGAAAATGAGTGCACACCACCTTTTGGTGCAGMTAGACTGTCACATGAGTTTACTTGTAATGATTTTACCTACATCTTACCAGCCCACTTAAGAATTTTTGGTCGTTATATTATGTTAATACACCCAGACCAGCTACATATGTTGCCCTTTGAGGTTGAGCATTCAACGCATACACGACTCTGTTATGTTACTGGGACTAATATTGTTGAGTGCTTACCAACATTTGAAATAATTTCACCATATGTTTTTGTAGTTTTAGTTGCTATATTTACTATAGTGTTTTTATTTTTACTTAGAATGTATATAGTGATGTATAGTTACTTTAAAGTTTTTACATATGTAGTTTTTAAGTTGTTATTTGTGAATACTGTTATGGTCCTGTTTGTTGTTTGTTTACCACCCCTAGTTCCTGGTGTTGTTTTTGTTTTGGCGCTTTGGTTGTGTGATAGTGTAGTGTTTTTGCTGTATTTGGCAGTTTTGAGTTTGTTTATTTTACCTTGGTTCTATGTGATGCTTTTTGTGTTGATAGTTGGTGGATTTGTTTTTTGGTGGATGATGAAGTCCTCTGATGTAGTGCATTTGACACCGGATGGGTTGACTTTTAATGGTACCTTTGAACAAGTTTCTAAGTGTGTATTTCCTTTAAACCCTTTGATTGTTAATCGTCTCTTGCTAGATTGTCGGATGTCACATTCAGACTTGGTAGAAAAGTCCAAGCTTAAAACAACTGAAGGAAAGCTTGCTACTGAGATGATGAAAGTTTTTATGACAGGTGAAACAGCATACTACCAGCCTTCAAACTTCAGTTTTCAGAGTGTTTTCTCAAAGGTTGTGTCACCCTTTACCCTACATGCTAGACCACCTATGCCCATGTTCAGATTGTATGTCTATTTTAATGGGCAGTGTGTTGGAACAACGTGCACAGGTACTGGCTTTGCTATAGATGATAGCACGATTGTAACTGCTAAACATCTTTTTGAGTGTGATGACCTTAAACCAACACATTTGTCTGTTGAGTTATCATGTAGATCTTATTGGTGCACGTGGAAGGAACCTAATGTTTTATCATGGAAGTTTGAGGGTGAGAATGCCTATATTTCTGTTGAAAATTTGAGAGATTTCTATGGTATAGATTTTAAGTATTTACCATTTCAGCAAATTGAATGTGAATTTTACAAACGTATGGAGGCAGTGACTATATATTCAATTAAGTATGGTAGTGAGTTTGCAACTCAAGCTTGGCAAACTGTTAATGGTCATTTTGTTTGTTGTAATACAGAAGGTGGTGATTCCGGTGCTCCCTTGGTTTGGCGCGATTCTGTAATTGGTGTGCATCAGGGTCTTTGTGATAGTTTTAAAACCACCTTGGCATCTGATAGTAAGGGTGTTATGATGACAGAGGTAAAGGGTTACCATGTTGACCCACCCGTCTATTATAAGCCTATTATTATGTCGGCGGCTTATAATAAGTTTGTTGCTGATAGTGATGTTAGTGTGGGTGAGTGTACTAATTATCATAATTTTGTTAATGAGGATTTTTTTTCGATGCATGATGAGTTAGAAAAGGTTTCATTTGGTGATAAGATGTTTAGGTATTGTCAAAGTTTACCCAGATATTTAGAACCCCTTCATTACTTTCATGTACCCTCATTTTGGCAGCCGTTTAAGAAGCAGTCTGTTTCGTCTAATGTTTCCTGGGTGGTGGAGAATTTACATTTTATTTTTAGTGTTTATTTTCTTGTTTGTGATTTTGTGGCATATTGGTGGCTTGATGATCCCTTTAGTGTTGTATTGCCTTTATTTTTTGTTGTACAGCTTTTGAGTACGGTTGTTTTGAAGAATGTTTTGTTTTGGAATACAAGTTATTTGGTTACTTTGGCAGTGACATTTTATGTGCATTCTGAGGTGGCTGAATCCATGTATCTTCTTGGTTTGTTTTCTGATCAAATAGTTAATCGTGTTGGTTTAATTTTGGTAGTATCTGTTATGTGTCTTTTTGTTGTTGTTCGTGTGGTTGTTAATGTCAAGCGTGCAATTTTTGTTGTGGTTGTTAGTGTTTTGTTGATTGTGGTAAATGTTGTGCTGGGTGTTGTGCAGTTTAATAGTCTTGTGGCAGTTTGTATGTTTGATATTTATGCTGTCTTTGCAGCATTGTTAACACCTCAGCCTGTGGTAGCAATAATGATGCTTATTTTGTTTGATACAAAGTGTTTAATGTCATTTGCCTTTGTTGTTATTGTATTGAGTTTTAGGGTTTTTAAGAATTATAAGTTTGTTAGGGTTTTGCATAATCTTTGTAATTTTGATTTTGTTTTGACTCAGCTTTCATTGTTTCGTTACCGCCACCATAACCAAGGTAATAACCCATCACATTATGAAGCATTGTGGTTGTTTTTGAAGGAATTGTATTATGGTGTACAGGATGTAAAGTATGAAGTCTTTTCACCACAGGCTGGTACATATAATGTTAGATTTTTGACTGACATGACTGAACAGGACCAATTGGAAGCTGTTGAGCAAGTGCAGCGCCGTTTACAGCGCTTTAGTATTGTACAGGATAAAAATTCCCAGAGGCTTGTGCTTTATTCTAAGAATGTTGATTTTCTTAGATCACAAATACAACACCAGCGTGTATTGGGTGCTAATCCATTTATTATAACAACTTTGACACCTAAAGATATTGCAATAGATAATGTTGAGGTCCATAACCCATCACAATTTAAACCTGAAGATTTGCAGGCTCATATGTGGTTTTATTCAAAGTCTCCTATATTTGTTGGCCAAGTTCCCATACCTACTAATGTGCAGACTGCAGCTGTGTTAGATACAACATATAATTGTCAAGACCTAACTGCGGATGAAAAGAATAATGTTGCTGCTAATTTACAAATACAGAATGCAGCATTGACTTTGTCACTATTTGAAGAGTGTAACAGGTTTCTTGAGAGTGAGTTGGGTGATGTTCCTACTCTAATGTGGCAGTCTGAGGATGTTGTTGATGTTAAACAACTTGAGGTGCAGATAGAAAAGCTTCGTGTTGTCTTGGATGGCATGCAGTTGGGTACTAGTGAGTACAAAGCAACGCGTAAACAAATTAATATATTACAGAGTCAGTTGGATAAAGCTCTTGCATTTGAGAGGAAGCTTGCTAAATTTTTAGAAAAAGTTGATCAGCAACAGGCTATTACAAATGAAACAGCAAAACAACTATCTGCATTTAAAAACTTAGTTAAACAAGTTTATGAAAGTTATATGTCATCTCTGAAGGTAAGAGTTGTTGAGTCAAATGATGCATCATGCCTATTGACATCCACTGATTTACCACGGAAACTTGTACTTATGAGACCTATAACAGGATTGGATAATATTAAGATTGTTGAGAAAGCAAATGGTTGTGAAATTACAGCTTTTGGTGACACGTTTACTACTGGATTAGGTAGTAACCTTGCCGGTTTGGCGTATTCATCAACTCAACCATTATCAGCTTACCCTTTTATATTTAATCTTGAGGGCATATTTAAACAGCAAGCTAATATTGGCTATAAGACCGTTGAGTGTAATATGTCATCTGACAACGGTAGTGTGCTCTATAAGGGTAAGATTGTTGCTGTACCATCAGAAGATAATCCTGATTTTGTTGTGTGTGGTAAGGGTTATAAGCTTGATTGTGGTATTAATGTACTTATGATACCATCAATAGTTCGTTATATAACCTTAAATTTGACTGACCATTTACAGAGACAGAGTTTGAAACCAAGACGACGGTTGCAGTATAAACAACAAGGAGTTAGACTTGGTGGTGTTAATCTTGGAGAACATCAAGCATTTTCAAATGAGTTAATTTCATCTGTCGGTTATACAACATGGGTTTCATCTACTGTTTGTACCGACAAATCCCACAAGCATCCCTGGTTTGTGCAGATACCAAGTAGTGAAAAAGATCCAGAGTGGTTTATGCATAATACTCAAGTTAAGAATAATCAGTGGGTAGTTGATGCTAAACCTACACATTGGCTTGTTGATGCAGATACAAATGAACAGCTATTTGCTTTGGCACTCACAGATGAGGAATATTTGAAAGCTGAATCTATTCTTGCTAAGTGGTCACCAATAACCCAGGATGTTGAGTGTTGGTTTAAGGATTTGAGGGGGTATTATACTGTGAGTGGCCTTCAACCATTATGGCCTGTTTGTCCAAAAAAAATTTGTAGTTTAAAGATTGTGCCAATTTTTCAGTCTCAGTCAGTGGCTTATGCTGATGAACCTACACATTTTCTTTCTTTACCTGTTGTAAATAAAAATTTTCTTGAGGCTTTTTATGAGTTACAAGAGGGCTTTCCTGGGGAGAAACAGGTGGCCCCCCATATTAGTTTGACCATGCTTAAATTGACTGAAGAGGATGTGGCGAAGGTTGAAGATATTCTTGATGAGATGGTATTGCCCAACACTTACGCCACTATTACCAACCCACATATGATGGGACAATATTATGTGTTTGAAGTAGAAGGTCTTCAGGCTCTTCATGATGAAGTAGTTTCTGTTTTGAGACAGCATGGCATAGCCTGTGATCAGACAAGAATGTGGAAGCCTCATTTAACTATAGGTGAAATTAAAGATGGTAGTGTGTTTAATAAATTTAAAGATTTTGGAATTACTTGTAAGTTAGAAGATTGTGATTTTGTTAAGTTAGGGGCACCAAAAGCAAATGCTCGTTATGAGTTCATTGCTACACTTCCTGTTGGTGATTTAAACTGCTGAGAGATGTCTGGTGCGCCTGCAGACATCTCTGTTTTCAAAATGGCGCGTATCAGTCGTCACGATCTAAGCATTATATTGATTTGGCGACTGAGTACAACGCAGGCATTGTTAAGGTTAATAAATCTAATACTCACTCTGTAGAATACAAGGGCCAAAGGTTTATGATTAAACGTGTTAAAGATCAACATGAATTTGCCCTTGCAAGGACTGCGTTTTTACCATCAATAATACCTCACCATATGGTACATCAAAATGGTGAGTGGTTTTTGGTGCGCGGTCCTACAACACAATGGAGTCTGGGTGACCTTGTCTATGCCATTTGGCTTGGTGACCAGGCGTATCTTGATGAATGTGGTTTTGTTTTTAATCCATCCAGAGATGAGTTTCTTGACGATGCCAATCAGAGATCTTATTTGGCAAATTTGCTTGAGCCTGCTATTTTGAGTTTTTGTGAGATTTTTCATTGTGTGAAAGGTTGTCAAGTGCCATATAAAATAACATTGGATAATTTGGATTTAAAAGGACAACTTTATGATTTTGGAGATTATCCGTGTCCTAATAAGGTAGATAATCAGTCTGCCTTGTTTGTTTTGGCTGAAGTTTGGTCTATGACACGTAAACCTTTTCCAACCAAGTTTGCACAAGTACTTGCAAAAGAGATGAATGTTCCTGCTGACTTTCAAATGTATTTCCAGCACACACTTTTGTCAGGCAAGTATTTTGATAAGGCAATGTGTTTAAATAATGTTAGACCACTCTTGAGGGATCCAGCCAATTTAACAACAACACCTTTTTTTTCACAACATAGTGGTGTATGGACACATTTTTATAATCCAATATATGGCCTTGTTGAATGTGATTTGGAGGAGTTTTCTAATCTGCCCGAAGTTTTACAGCAGCTTATTACTGTGCAGGGACCTATAACCAGTGCCATGACACCTGCCATTTCCATTGGTGAGGGTGTGTATGCAGCTAATGTGCCACCTGTTGCTGCAGCAAAACAAAAGATACCCCTCTATGATGTTGGCTTGTGCCAAGAACTTACTGATGCGGGTGTGGACTGTGGGGAGGCATTTAAGTATTTTTACTATTTGTCAAATCCTGCAGGGGCACTTGCTGATGTTTGTTTTTATGATTATCAGGGCACTGGATTTTATTCACCTAAATTGCTTGCTGGAGTTTATGATTTTATGAAAAGGGTAACAACTTGTTATAAAACTGATGAGAGGTTTACTTATGAGCAAGCAAAACCAAGAAAGTCATCTATGGGCATTAATATTACAGGTTATCAACAAGATGCAGTTTATCGTGCCTTAGGTCCTGAAAATATTACTAAATTGTTTGAGTATGCACAGAAAGCTCCATTGCCATTTTGTACTAAGATTATAACAAAGTTTGCATTGTCAGCAAAAGCAAGAGCTAGAACAGTGTCATCATGCTCCTTTATAGCATCAACCATTTTTAGATTTGCACATAAACCAGTAACATCCAAAATGGTAGAAGTTGCACAAAATTCACAAGGATTTTGTCTTATAGGTGTTTCCAAGTATGGTTTGAAATTTTCCAAGTTTCTTAAGGACAAGTATGGTGCTATTGAACAATTTGATGTTTTTGGGAGTGATTATACCAAGTGTGATCGAACATTTCCCTTGTCCTTTAGAGCATTGACAGCTGCCTTACTTTATGAACTTGGAGGTTGGGAGGAAGATTCTTGGTTGTACCTAAATGAGGTGAATTCCTATATGTTGGATACAATGCTTTGTGATGGCATGCTGTTGAATAAACCCGGAGGGACATCCTCAGGTGATGCCACAACTGCACACTCTAATACATTTTATAATTATATGGTGCATTATGTAGTAGCTTTTAAGACAATTTTATCAGATTTGTCTGACTGCAACAAGGTTATGAGAATAGCTGCTCATAACGCCTATACTACGGGTGATTATGGCGTTTTTAACACCTTGCTTGAAGAACAGTTTCAGACGAATTATTTTTTAAATTTTTTGTCTGATGATTCGTTTATATTCTCAAAGCCTGGTGCATTGAAAATATTTACTTGTGAAAATTTTTCAAATAAGTTGCAGACCATTCTGCATACTAAAGTCGACCTAACAAAATCATGGGCGACAACTGGTCATATTGAAGAGTTTTGTTCTGCACATATAATTAAAACTGATGGAGAATACCACTTTTTACCATCTCGTGGTAGGTTGTTAGCATCTCTGCTGATATTGGACAAACTTTCAGATGTAGATATTTACTACATGAGATTTGTTGCAATTCTTTGTGAGTCGGCAGTCTATTCTAGATATCAACCAGAGTTCTTTAATGGCTTGTTTCAAGTGTTCTTAGATAAAGTGCAGCAATTTAGGAAGGACTACTGTTGTGATCCGTGTCCTACTCAACTTCTTGATCGCCAGTTCTATGAGAACTTGGTATTTACATCGAATACAGAAGTTGGATTGGTTGATTGCTATTTAGAAAATTTTAAGTTGCAATGTGAGTTTAAACAACAGGCAGGGTTTGATAGAGTGTGTTTTTGTTGTCCGAATCCAGCAGTTTCTGTTTGTGAGGAGTGTTACGTGCCCCTGCCCCTTTGTGCTTATTGTTATTATGTACATGTTGTAATTAGCAGTCATTGTAAAATAGAAGATAAGTTTAAGTGTCCTTGTGGGCAAGATGATATAAGAGAATTATTTATAGTGTTAAATAATAGTATTTGTATATATCAGTGTAGAAGTTGTGTTGAAAGTGATAGATTAAGGATTAGTTTGTTAAGTGATGTTGATCAAGTTGTGAGATTGCCCGGCTTTAAAGCAAACTCAGCCTCCATTGCAAAGAATGGAGTTGCTCAACTTTTAACACCTGTTGATAATGTTGATGTGTCTTTGGATTGGAACCATCAAGAAACTGTTCAACAGAATGTTGCAAGGATTGTCTACCATTCTGCAAATATGACACAAATGTCAATTGAGGTTGTTTATGTAAATTTTAGTCTTGTGCGGAATGATGGGTCATCAGCAATTTTAGACATTCCTAATTTTAAATGTCCCGACACATCTTATTGTCTTTTTTACAAGCCGGGCAAGACAGGTGTCCTGAAGTTTACAGGGAAGGGGACTTTAACGTCGTGTTATGATAGCAATAATTTAACCTGGTTTAAGGTCACTTGCCCAGATTTTAATCAACCATGGAGACTTGCAACATGTTTTGTTATTCAGCAGCATGATGCAGTTTACCCACCAATAAAGTCAACACAGTATGAGAATGTTACCTTTGTTATGGGACCACCTGGAACAGGAAAGACTACATTTGTTTATAATACTTATTTGTCAAAGGCATCTCCATCCAACCGCTTCGTCTATTGTGCACCAACTCATAGACTTGTAGGTGATATGGATGAGAAAGTTGATGGTGCCGTTGTTGTGTCAGCTTATAATGATAGGACATACCGTAATCCAGTTTGGAAGAAAGACGATTCTTATGATGTCCTACTCTGCACACATAATACATTGCCTTTTATTAAGAGTGCTGTTCTGATTGTTGATGAAGTTTCCCTTATACCACCACATGTGATGATTAAAATTTTGTCCATGGGTTTTAAAAAAGTTGTTCTTTTGGGAGATCCATTTCAGCTAAGTCCAGTTTATAAAAATCATAAAGTGCATTTTAAGTATGATACTTTTTATTTATTACAGCTTGCTACTCAAAAGCGGTATTTGACAGCATGTTACCGCTGCCCACCACAGATTTTGAGTGCATTTTCGAAACCATATTGTGATGTTGGTGTTGATTTGGTTTCATTTAATAATAAGCCTGGAAAGTTTGATATTATAGTTAGCAAACAATTAGCCAACATGCAGGACTTTAGTGTGTTATCTGTCCTGTCAAAGGAGTATCCAGGTTATGTAATTCTTGTGAATTACAGAGCAGCTGTTGATTATGCAATGCAGAATGGACTTGGTGATGTAACTACAATTGATTCCTCCCAGGGGACTACTGCTGCTAACCATCTCTTAGTGTTGTTTGGGGCATCTAATTTTTCTAAGACTATTAACCGTGTTATTGTCGGTTGCTCACGATCAACAACCCATTTAGTAGTGGTTTGTTGCCCAGAATTGTATAAACACTTCCAGCCAATACTTAACTGGCCAGAACCAGTTTATAGGTATTTTGGCATGGAGAAACAGTCTGATTTTAATATAATACCAGAAGTAGCATCCCTGGTCTTTTGTGATATTGAGTTTTGGCATTATAAAGCAGACCCAAACTCAAAAACCCGCACTGTTTACCCTGGGCAGATTGCTGTAGTAACATCACAGACTTTACAACTATATCTTGGTGTCTTCGATGATGCTGGTTATAAATCGGCTCTTCGAGGGTTGCCTAAGGATGTGTTTGTACCACCTAATTGGGTTTGGATGAGAAAGCATTATCCATCATTTGAACAACATGCTTATAATATGCAGCGGTTATTTAAGTTTATAATTGATACAACTTGTGGACAGCCTTGGTTTATTTTGTATAGTTGTAGTAATGATTTGAAAAGTTTAAAATTTTATGTAGAGTTTGGCACTAATTATTTTTGTAGTTGTGGTGAGTTAGCCATTTGCCTAATGCGCGATGGCTTGTATAAATGTAGAAATTGTTATGGTAATATGTCAATAAGTAAGTTAGTTAATTGTAAATATTTAGATGTACAAAAGGAAAGGATTAAGTTACAAGATGCCCACGATGCTATTTGTCAACAATTTCATGGTGACTCCCATGAGGCATTGTGTGATGCAGTTATGACAAAATGTCTGTATTTGGCAAGCTATGACGCTGCATTTAAGGACACAATACATGTTAAGTATAAAGATCTTTGTTTGGAAATACAGTATAAAATAACAAGTCCTTATGTCAGATATGATGGCGTAAATAAACGCTATTTGTATCGTGACCATGGAGCCATGCACTATTTTAAAACACCTAAGTCTCCTATGCAGAATGTGTATAGGTATGAGGTTGGTGCTCACACAGAGTATAGCATCAACATTTGTAATAGTTATGAGGGGTGTCAGTCCTTTGGAAAGACTTGTACTAAATGTATTCACATTCATTGCATTGTTGAGCAGTTTATGGCTGATGATAGGTATAGGGACTTTATTCTTGTGTCCGTTGTAAAATCTGATTTTGTTGAACAGGCATTGTCACCTGCAGCAAAAGCTTTGATGTTAACGGTTACTAGGGTTGAGGGTAAGAGTTTTTACACCTCTAATGGACAGCGCTATGACTTATATGACTATGACTTGAGTAAGTCGGTTATGCGAGTTGTAGGTGCAAGTGTGAAACCCCTCCCTTTGTATTCCGTTGTTGTGGGCTTAGGTATTAACTGTACTGTTGGTTGTGTATTACCAAATGTGCCAATGAAGTTAAAGGATGAGTTGTTAAGTACCGATGTACCACTTTCCACTTTAAGGCTTGACTTGCCTACATGGTACTATGTTACCTGGCCCACATTAAGTAATAGAACCTCCCGCTGGAAGTTAGCTGGTGCTCAAGTTTATGATTGTTCTGTGCATATTTATGTTGAGGCTACAGGAGAACAGCCGTTGTATTATTTACAGCTTGGCAATGGTGAAAGCCTCCGAGAGCTACCTGAAACTTTGTTTTCTACTGGCAGACTCTACAACTTGGAACATGATCCGTCTAAGAATTTTAATGTGCAACAGTTAGCCATTGAGACAATACCTAAGAACCACCATGTCTTTGCAGGAGATTTTACAGATGTTGGAACAGACATAGGTGGAGTGCATCATGTTGTTGCACTAAATGGCTATAAAGGTAGTATAATACCCAATTATGTAAAGCCAATTGCAACAGGCTTGATAAATGTTGGGAGATCTGTTAAGAGAACTACTTTAGTTGATGTTTGTGCCAACCAGCTGTATGAGAAGGTGAAACAGCAAATAGCGGGTGTAAAAGTGAGTAAAGTTATTTTTGTAAATATTGATTTTCAAGAGGTTCAGTTTATGGTATTTGCCAAGGGCGAGGACGATATACAGACCTTTTATCCTCAAAAAGAGTTTATAAGGTCGTATTATGAATGGCCAACCATTTTACCAGAACTGGAATCCCATTATGACCTTAAGAATTATGGTCAAGACCCCCAGTTTATGCCTCAACCTGTGAATTTTGCAAAATATACACAGATTTGCACCTTTATTCAAGAACATGTTAAGGTTGCAAGAAATTCTTTAATATGGCATGTTGGTGCGGCAGGGATTGATGGCTGTTCGCCTGGTGATATTGTGCTGTCCTCTTTTTTTAAAGAATGTTTGGTTTATAGTTGGGATGTTAAGGATTATGATACATTGTTGGAAAAGCATAATTATGATTGTAATTTTAGACCCAATTTAATAGTTAGTGATGTTTATAATGTAAGTAGTAATGTGAGTGAAGTGTTAGAAGATTGTGTGCATAGGCTTGCATTGGGTGGGACTATAATATTTAAGACAACCGAGAGTTCAAGACCAGATATACAGTTAAGTAAAGTTACAAAATATTTTGCTGCCGTGCATTTTTTTACAGCAGGAGTAAATACCTCTTCATCGGAGGTTTTTGTTGTCTTGAAATATAAGCTACACTCCGAACCAATTGGTGAGGAGTTGTGTTCCCCCAATATTTTGCGACGAATTGCCGCATATAGAAATAAGTTATGTATAGTGCCTAATTTTAAGGTTTTTAGTACTAGTTTAAGCTATAGATTTAGTAGTGTTAAGTTTGTGCAAAAATGTTTTTATGTTTCTGTACCGCGGCAATTTTGTGCCTCTGGATTAATTCAGGAGGTGCCGTTGTTGTGTCAAATGAAACATTAGTGGTTTGTGAGCCAGTATCCTACCCTTATTCCCTACAAGTCCTTCGTTCTTTTTCACAGCGTGTTAATTTAAGAACAAAGAGAGCTGTTATTGATGATGCCTGGTCTTTTGCCTACCAAATTTCAACTAATTCTTTGAATGTTAATGGTTGGTATGTTAATTTTACATCTCCTTTAGGTTGGAGTTATCCAAATGGTAAATTGTTTGGAATTGTCCTGGGTTCTGATGCCATGATGAGAGCATCCCAGTCTTTTTTTACATATGATGTTATTTCATATGTGGGGCAAAGACCAAACCTTGACTGTCAAATAAATGATTTAGTAAATGGTGGTTTGGATAGTTGGTACAGCACTGTTAGAGTGGATAATTGTGGTAACTACCCATGCTACGGTGGGGGTAAACCTGGTTGTTCTATTGGACGGCCCTATATGGCCAATGGTGTGTGTACCCGTGTTTTGTCGACCACCCAGTCTCCAGGCATTCAGTATGAGATATATTCTGGCCAAGATTACGCTGTGTACCAAATTACACCTTATACACAGTATACCCTTACCATGCCATCTGGAACCCCCGGTTATTGTCAACAGACACCGCTCTATGTAGAGTGTGGTTCCTGGACACCATATAGAGTTCATGCATATGGTTGTGATAAGGCAACTCAGGGCTGCAAGTATACCATTTCATCAGATTGGGTTGTCGCTTTTAAGAGTAAGATTACAGCGGTAACCCTTCCACCAGATTTGAAGGTTCCAGTTGTACAAAAGGTTACTAAACGGCTTGGTGTTACATCTCCAGATTATTTTTGGCTAATAAAGCAGGCCTATCAATATCTTTCACAGGCAGCAATTTCACCAAACTATGCACTGTTTTCGGCACTTTCAAATTCACTTTATCAACAGTCTCTTGTTTTGACAGATTTGTGCTACGGTTCTCCATTCTTCGTGGCTCAGGAGTGCTACAACAATGCATTGTATTTGCCTGACGCTGTTTTTACTACTTTGTTTTCAATTTTGTTTAATTGGGATTATCAGGTGAATTATCCGGTGAAAAATGTTTTACAAACAAATGAGACCTTTTTACAATTACCAACAACTGGATATTTGGGCCAGACAGTTTCCCAAGGACGCATGCTGAACCTTTTTAAGGATGCCATAGTGTTTCTTGATTTCTATGATACCAAGTTTTACCGCACGAATGATGGACCTGGTGGTGACATTTTTGCTGTTGTTGTGAAGCAAGTGCCAGTCATTGCATATAGTGCATTTAGAATTGAACAACAGACTGGTGACTATCTCGCTGTTAAGTGTAAAGATGTTACACAGGCAACACTAGCACCACATCCATCTCGTGTTGTTTTGCTTGCTAGACACATGTCTATGTGGTCTATTGCTGCAGCTAACTCCACCACTATTTATTGTCCAATTTACACCTTGACACAGTTTGGTTCGCTTGATATTTCTACATCTTGGTATTTTCATACCTTGGCACAGCCGTCTGGCCCAATACATCAGGTTTCCATGCCTCTTCTTTCTACTGCCGCCGCTGGTGTTTATATGCATCCTATGGTTGAACATTGGGTTACTCTTTTGACACAAACTCAAGATGTTTATCAGCCTAGTATGTTTAATATGGGTGTTAATAAGTCTGTCACTTTAACAACACAGTTGCAGGCTTATGCTCAGGTTTATACTGCTTGGTTTTTGTCCATTCTATATACCCGGCTCCCCGAGTCTAGAAGATTGACATTGGGGGCACAGTTGACACCCTTTGTACAAGCACTTTTATCATTTAAGCAGGCTGATATTGATGCTACTGATGTTGATACAGTAGCCCGTTATAATGTGTTATCTTTGATGTGGGGTAGAAAGTATGCTGCTGTTTCTTATAACCAATTACCTGAGTGGTCATATCCCCTGTTTAAGGGTGGAGTTGGTGATTCTATGTGGTTTAGAAAAGAAATTTCTTGTTCTAGCCAAAATCCATCAACACCATCACATTTCCCTTTTATAGCGGGTTACCTGGATTTTTTAGATTATAAGTATATTCCCAAGTATAAAGGTGTTGCATGTCCTACCACAATGGTAGCACCTACATTGTTGCAAGTTTATGAAACACCACAGCTGTTTGTTATAATTGTTCAATGTGTTTCCACTACATACTCATGGTATCCAGGACTTCAAACCCCACACACAATTTATCGCTCATACAAACTTGGCACGATCTGTGTTTTGGTGCCATATTCAAGTCCGACCAGTGTTTATTCATCATTTGGGTTTTTTTCTCAATCTGCACTCACAATACCTACAGTGCAAACGACTGATGATATTTTACCTGGTTGTGTGGGTTTTGTACAAGATGGTGTTTTTACGCCATGTCATCCATCTGGTTGTCCTGTTCGTAATTCTTATGATAATTATATTATTTGTCCTGGTTCTAGTGCGTCTAACTACACCTTACGCAACTATCACAGGACAACTATTCCAGTTATGAATGTACCAATTGACGAAGTGCCCTTACAGCTTGAAATACCAACAGTAAGTTTAACATCATATGAACTTAAACAATCTGAGTCTGTTTTGTTACAGGACATTGAGGGGGGCATTGTTGTTGACCACAATACTGGTTCAATCTGGTACCCTGGTGGTCAAGCCTATGATGTCTCTTTCTATGTTTCTGTAATTATACGCTATGCTCCACCTAAGCTTGAGTTGCCATCTACACTTGCTAATTTTACATCGTGTCTTGATTACATTTGTTTTGGTAATCAACAGTGTAGAGGTGAGGCACAGACTTTTTGCACTTCAATGGATTATTTTGAACAAGTTTTTAATAAGAGTTTAACATCTTTGATAATAGCTTTGCAAGACTTGCATTATGTTTTAAAACTTGTGTTACCAGAAACAACCCTTGAACTTACTGAGGATACACGTCGTAGGCGACGTGCTGTAGATGAGTTTTCAGACACAATATCACTTTTGTCAGAGTCATTTGAGAGGTTTATGTCACCAGCTTCACAGGCCTATATGGCAAACATGATGTGGTGGGATGAAGCATTTGATGGTATAAGTTTGCCACAGAGAACTGGCTCTATACTATCGAGGACACCTTCGTTGTCATCCACTTCTTCCTGGCGTTCATATTCATCACGAACACCACTTATTTCAAATGTTAAAACACCAAAGACTACTTTTAATGTGAAGTTATCTATGCCAAAATTACCCAAGGCATCTACCCTCTCAACTATTGGGTCTGTACTATCATCTGGTCTCTCTATTGCTTCTTTGGGTTTGTCTATATTTTCAATTATAGAGGACAGAAGAGTTACAGAGCTTACACAACAGCAAATTATGGCGCTTGAGAATCAGATTACTATTCTTACTGATTATACAGAAAAGAATTTTAAGGAAATACAATCCTCCTTGAATACTTTGGGACAGCAAGTTCAGGATTTTTCACAACAAGTGACATTGTCACTACAGCAGCTGTCTAATGGCTTAGAGCAAATTACCCAGCAGTTGGATAAGAGTATCTATTATGTTATGGCAGTACAGCAGTATGCCACCTACATGTCATCTCTTGTAAATCAGCTTAATGAGCTGTCCCAAGCTGTGTATAAGACACAAGATATGTACATAACATGTATACATTCTTTACAATCTGGTGTTCTTTCACCCAACTGTATAACCCCTTCACAAATGTTTCATTTGTATCAAGTAGCAAAAAATTTGAGCGGAGAATGTCAACCAATTTTTTCAGAGCGTGAGATTTCACGCTTTTACTCCCTTCCACTTGTGACTGATGCTATGGTGCATAATGATACTTATTGGTTTTCATGGTCAATTCCTATCACATGTTCCAACATCTTGGGCTCAGTTTATAAGGTTCAACCGGGTTATATAGTGAACCCCCACCACCCCACCAGCCTACAATATGATGTTCCTACTCATGTTGTTACTTCAAATGCTGGTGCGTTGATATTTGATGAGCATTATTGCGATAGGTATAACCAGGTCTACCTATGCACAAAGTCTGCATTTGATCTTGCAGAATCTAGCTATCTTACAATGCTCTATTCTAATCAAACAGATAATAGTAGCCTGACATTTCATCCAGCACCAAGACCTGACCCTTGTGTTTATTTGTCAGCATCAGCCCTTTACTGCTATTATTCAGATGAATGTCATCAATGTGTTATAGCAGTTGGTAATTGTACTAATCGTACTGTTACCTATGAAAACTACACTTACCCAATTATGGACCCACAGTGTAGAGGTTTTGATCAGATAACCATATCATCACCAATTGCCATTGGTGCTGATTTTACAGCTTTACCATCTCGGCCACCTTTGCCTTTGCATTTGTCATATGTGAATGTTACATTTAATGTTACTTTACCCAATGGAGTTAATTGGACTGATTTGGTTTTAGATTATAGTTTTAAAGATAAAGTTTATGAAATTTCAAAGAATATAACCCAGCTACATGAGCAGATACTTCAAGTTTCCAATTGGGCTTCTGGATGGTTTCAGCGTTTAAGAGATTTTCTTTATGGTTTAATTCCTGCTTGGATTACCTGGCTTACTTTAGGTTTTAGTTTGTTTAGTATATTAATAAGTGGTGTAAATATTATATTGTTTTTTGAGATGAATGGCAAGGTTAAGAAAAGCTAGTCACTATCTTTAGTTGAAGGTTGCCAAAATGTTTGAGACCAATTATTGGCCCTTCCCTGATCAGGCTCCAAACCCATTTAATGCTCAAGTTGAGCAGTTATCAGCAACTGAAAATGTTTATATTTTTCTTACTACACTTTTTGGAATACTCCAACTAGTGTATGTTATTTTTAAGTTGTTATGTACTATGTTTCCAGCTCTGCATTGGTCGCCTATATGGCGCGGTTTGGAGAATTTTTGGCTTTTCTTGAGTTTAGCATCCCTTGCAATTGCCTATTGGTGGCTTCCCAGTATGACCTTTACTGGCTATTGGGCATTGACCATTATTGCCACCATTTTGGTTTTGATTATGTTGATAATGATGTTTGTTAAGTTTGTTAGTTTTGTTAGATTGTTTTATAGGACTGGAAGTTTTGCAATTGCTATACGGGGACCAATTGTGCTTGTTGCACTTGATGTTACCATTAAGCTTCATTGCACACCTTTTGCAATTCTTGTTAAGGAGGTTGGCAATATCTTTTATTTGTCAGAGTATTGCAATAAACCATTAACAGCTGCTCAGGTTGCTGCGTTGCGGATTTGTGTTGGCGGACAATGGTTTGCTTACACGCGGTCCACTACTACCAGCGCCGCTAAAGTAGCTGCAGCTAACAGCACTGCAAAATACCATCTTTTTGTGCTGCAAGGTGTTGCAGATTATACGCAATTGTCTAGTGTTAAGTTTGAGTAGCCACTTATCTTTAGAAGATGCTGAGTTTAATACTTTTTTTCCCATCTTTTGCCTTTGCGGCAACACCAGTAACACCATATTATGGTCCAGGACATATTACCTCTGATTGGTGTGGATTTGGTGATAGCAGGTCTGATTGCACCAACCCTCAGTCACCTATGAGTCTTGATATCCCTCAACAGTTGTGTCCTAAGTTTTCATCAAAGTCATCTTCGTCCATGTTTTTGTCATTACATTGGAATAATCATTCCAGTTTTGTTTCCTATGATTATTTTAATTGTGGTGTGGAGAAGGTTTTTTATGAGGGTGTGAATTTTTCACCACGTAAGCAGTATAGTTGTTGGGATGAGGGTGTTGGTGGTTGGATTGAACTTAAGACCAGGTTTTATACTAAGCTTTATCAAATGGCAACAATTTCACGTTGCATCAAGCTTATCCAACTACAAGCCCCATCTAGTTTGCCAACACTAAAAGCTGGTGAGTGTCGTACCAAAAAGCAGTTGCCTGACAACCCTCGTTTGGCTTTGCTTAGTGACACTGTACCAACTTCTGTCCAGTTTGTTTTGCCTGGTTCAAGTGGTACCACAATTTGCACTAAACATCTTGTGCCGTTTTGCTATCTTAACCATGGTTGTTTTACAACGGGTGGTTCTTGTCGGCCTTTTGGTGTTTCTTATGTTTCAGATTCATTTTATTATGGGTACTATGATGCAACATCACAGATAGGTTTAACTGAGTCCCATGATTATGTTTGTGATTATCTTTTTATGGAACCAGGCACTTATAATGCATCTACTGTTGGTAAATTCCTTGTTTATCCCACAAAGTCATATTGTATGGACACAATGAATATAACAGTTCCAGTTCAAGCTGTACAGAGCATTTGGTCAGAACAGTACGCCTCTGATGATGCAATAGGTCAGGCGTGTAAAGCACCATACTGTATATTTTATAATAAGACCACTCCATATACAGTAACCAATGGATCTGATGCAAATCATGGTGATGATGAGGTAAGAATGATGATGCAGGGTCTTTTGAGGAATTCATCCTGCATTTCACCTCAAGGTTCCACCCCACTTGCTCTTTATTCAACTGAGATGATTTATGAACCAAATTATGGTTCTTGTCCACAGTTTTATAAACTGTTTGATACATCTGGCAATGAGAATATAGATGTTATTTCATCTTCTTATTTTGTGGCTACCTGGGTTTTGTTGGTGGTGGTTGTTATTTTAATTTTTGTAATTATAAGTTTTTTTGTTAGTAGTGTTTAAGTTGAGTTGGAGACACTATCTTTAGAGAGAGAGCCAAGATGAATTCTATGCTTAATCCAAATGCTGTGCCATTTCAGCCGTCCCCTCAGGTTGTCGCCATACCTATGCAGTACCCATCAGGTTTTCCTCCTGGATTCCGTAGACAACGTAACCCAGGTTTTCGGCCCATGTTCAATAGGCGGCGGAATAATAATGGCAACCAAAACCGTGGCCGTCAAAATCGGCAACGTGTTCAAAATAATAATCGTGGCAACATTGGAAATCGTCAAAATAACGGGCAACGCGGTAGTAGGCGCCAATATAATCAGGCGTCCCCAAATGTGCCTTTTGAACAGCAATTGCTGATGATGGCAAATGAAACCGCATATGCTGCAACCTATCCACCAGAGATGCAGAATGTTGCCCCCACCAAATTGGTGAAAATTGCCAAAAGAGCTGCAATGCAGATTGTCTCCGGTCATGCCACCGTTGAGATTTCCAATGGTACTGAAGACTCTAATAAGCGAGTCGCTACCTTTACGATTAAGGTGGTAATGAATTAAAACCTTTTCAGCAACCTTGTGGTTGGTCTGTAACTGAAATGCTTAGTGTTATCAACATGGCATAACTTGCCTCTGGCTCCACTGTGTGTAACCATCTAGATTTTAATGGTTTTGCTAGATAGTATGGTTGAGTGTCTCCATGTAAGATGTTATGTTAGTTAGTATTAGGCCTACCCCAGAAGTAGTAAAAAGCAGCC